TACTCCGCCAGATCCTGAGAGCAACCTGCACACCGTCCTCAGCAACTTCTGGGTTGACGGCACTCATCCTGGCCCACAGACGGGCCTCACTGTCTATACTGCTGCCCTCATTCGCAAGTAAGTGTATCTTGACGTTGTAGGGGTAGCTAGCACTGAACTCCTGCACGTTCCGAGTATTCCCGTACGTGTGCCCATCATCGTCCTGGGGTCCACAGGCCATGTTCAGCCTGGTCCGTAGGCTCCTATCCACCCATGAAGCAGCGGTCCATGCTCCTCCAAGCGTGCTTGAACTCGCCCTGTTGAAGTTGTCCTCGTCCGATACCGCCTGCGTTCCGCTGGTCGTTACGATGGTCAACTGACCCATCATACGGAGGTCTGCCCCGCTGCCGAGTTCATCCGTGAAGAACTTCCTCGTCCCGGGGCGCTGCCCCCCGCGCGCTCTCTGCTCTAGTGTATCGTACGGATGGGCATTGAGCATGTCGGGGGACGATTGGACGGGCTGTTGAGCGTAAGGCCAGTGCCGGTCAACACCCAGGATCGGGAAAGGTAGTACGAGCTCTTTGATAGCCACCACTGGCCTCCTTGGGCTCCTTGGCCTATACGACCTCTGGTTTGACCATGACCGGCACTTCAACTGCATTGCGGATACGCTTGACGAACTCCACGTCGTTGATCGAGTAGCCCCGAATCTTGTCAAGCGCGGCCCCCAACCTCTTATACTCGGACTCCTCTAAGAGTAAGGTCTCCCCTTCCGTTTCCCGAACCTTATGGCAGAGCATATCCGCGTCCAGGACATCTTCCGGCCCGTGCTGCTGCTGGGGACTCATCAGGACAAGGCAGATTGAACGGCGGACATTGTAGTTGTCCGTTCGTGGGCCGCCTTCAGGATTCGTCCCGGCAACTTCCACAGTATACGAGCTCAAATCAATGCGTCTCATGCGTTTCCCTCCTATTCCTCTTCTATATGGAGAGTGATATGCACCGTCCAGGTTTTCCCATCAGGCACGACGGCGCTAAGCACTTCCTCCCCATCCGGGGATGTCTCTATAATTACACTCTGACCTGCACTCGCCTGGAATGTACCGTCGCCATAGTACCAGGTTGCAGACGTTCTGGTGTTTTGGATCAAGTCCACGTCTCATCCCTCCATTACGTGACGCCATCTCCCAGGGCAATGTACCGCGTAGCCGTTCCGACGAGACACTTGATCCAGCCCTTGCTTCCGACGTTCGTAACCGTGGTCGAAGTGGACTGGGCTGGTGTTCCGTCGTCCGTGATATTGAGGAAATTTGTGAAACCCGATCCAGAGTTCACAACACTGAGACAGTTAGTGATGGCACCGGCCTGGTTCCAAATACACACGCCTGTGGATTCCGTCGGCGTGCCAGCAGACGCGGCGTTGTCACAGAACACCTGTATGCCCCTGATGACGCTGCCAGAACCGTAGGTCGCGCCGGTGGCCTCGTTGTGCCATCCAAAGTTTCCGCCTATGACAGTCCTCGCAACTCCCGCATCGGCAATGTAGGCCCAGCCTTCCAGTCCTATCAGACTCGCGGTTGCTGTCATAATGTTCGTGCCGTGGCTGTGTTTTGCTATAAACTGGCCTCCGTAGACCTCTCCGTCGGTCATCGCGGCACTATTCGTCACCACACCCTTGTAGCCGATCACGCCAGCTCCATCCGCCGTCTGCGCAGCGGTGGTAGTGATGTTGGAGTAGATGTTCGAGAACCCACCGGCGACTCCCGTAAAGGTACTCACCAGTTTCAAGGCGGAAGACCCCCTTGCACTTGAGTACGTTATGTTGGAGCCGGTCAAATACGTGCTGTCCGTTGTAACAGCGATGTTGGCACCAATGTTCTCGGTCGTCTGACTCGAACGACTCAGGTTGACCGTGACAGTTTTGCTGCCAACGTCGCACAAGAGGTAGTCGTTTGCCGTTCCGAGGAAGGCCTGGAAATCCATGTCCGTAGTTCCATCTCCGATTGCAACCTTGCCGGTGTCGTCGGCACTGGGCAGGAACTCCAGAATGGAATTGGTGTTATCCCAAGCCATAGATACATCCGAACCCGTTCCAAACGTCAACGCAGTACTATCCGTAAGTGGGCTGGTCACGAGAGCATCGAAATTGCAGGAACTCAGCGAACCGATGTTCAGGTACGCCGCTGTACCAGCACTTCCGTCCGTGTGTTGGAATAGACAGCCTTCTTCGTACCCTCCCGTTGCGTCCGTCGGCACTGTTGCGCCGTAAGCGAACAGCCACCGCTTCTCCGTCTCCAAAACACCCGCCCCGCCCAGAGGCATCCATTTCCCGGATTCCTCCATCACGAGGCTCTCTAAGTCTCGAAAGTTGAGTGCCATTTATGTCTCTCCTACTCTATGGGCCAAGATCGACCCCGCCGTATTGGTACTTGAGAAAGTCATGCGTCGGGAGAAATTCCGGGCCGTCGCTTGCGTCAAGGTTTTGACCCAGATAGTCCGGAGCGTGCGACCGATCGTACATGACGGCGGCCCGCAACAAGCGTTCCGCCTCCATGCTCATCACTCCCGCCATGTCGTCTCTTCGCTTCTCCGCCAGCGCCATGCAGATCGCCAGAAACGTCTCACAGTATTGCGCCCCACCCGCAGGGTATCTGGCGTGTGGGTAAATATAGTAGTCGGCCTGCCCGGCCTGATCTGTCACCGCTGTCGCCGTGATCTGGGTATTGGTGTCCACAGTCTTGACGAAATACATGCTCTCACTGACCGTATCCGTTGCCTCGTCCAGGATGATGACATTCCCTGCGGAGGCAGTCGTCGTAAACGTGGCGGTCGCGTCAGTGAGAACAAGTCGATCGTCTGCGGCCACACTGATTGTCGCGGTTCCTGACGTTCTCAGGCCCCAAAGATCACCCAGCAGCACGTCGTAACGGTAAGTCATTGTCCGTGTCTGGTCGGGAGTGGGATAAAAGATCGCCTCCCATCTCTGGCCAGTCGCTATTGTGAAAGCCTTTGGCCGCACGGCGACGAACCAGGGATCGCCGTCCTCGTCGCTCGCGGCGCGAAGTTCCCGTATCTTCCCCTCGCCCACGATCTGGATAGGTCGCTCCCGCACGTCAGCGGCGTAGGTAAACGTCCCGACCAGACCGCCGAAATCTTCCGGCAAGTCGTAGTCGTAATCGTCAGCCGCAAGCGCAAGCGTCGCCGTAGGCGAAAGCCATGACCACTTGTGAGGGGTCTTCTCGGCAGGAATCACCGGGAACAAGTACTGGCGGTATCCGCTTTCAACTATGGCCTTGACGACCTCCCAGGCGTCGCCCCCGGGCCGATGAGTGTACCCCATCGAGTCCGCCACACGCTCAAGGACGTTCCAGATCGTCATACTGAGCGCCGATTCCGCCATGTCCACTCCGTATCTGCGGGGGCCGCTCCCTAAGCGCGGCCCCCTAGGATTCTGATCCTCTTACGTGCTGGTATCAACGGTCTTGGAAATCTCCTGCCAGATCGAATCTTCCCAAGACATCGTAGCACTGTCACTGTTCGCCTTGAAGAAGTAATGCTCTGGGACGGATGTGCTGTGATTCGAGACGGTTACGTCAATGTCGTTCGTCGTCATCGTCGCATCACAGATAATCATCTTCTTCTGGCCGGGGAACGTGCCATTGGCAACGGTGTACGTCGCGTCCGCCGCCAGCGTCACCGCAGTGGAGTGGTACGTCACCCCGCCCGCCATGACACCGGTTACTGCTCCACCGGCTGCCACCACCGTCACTTCCTGGACAAGGCCGGACTGCGGCCCGTCCATGAGCCAAACCAGACACAGACCAGCTGTTGACCTGTCTATGGTCTGGAGAATCTCAGCCGTCCCTCTGCCCTGAAATCCAGGCTTGTAGAAGTACGACTGGCCCTCGCAGGCTGTGATATAGTTGCCAATCGTGCAGCTCTGGTTCGTGTAAACCAGGGCATAGGACGGCGGCTCAACTATGTCGATCCACTGCCCCGAACCGTTTGCCGTATAGGCCCGCGCAGCTACGCCCGCAAAGGCGTAGTTGTTGCTGGTCGAGGGCTCCTCGACGTACAAGCCACGCTTTTCCTCGGCATCGGCAGCAGTCCCGTAGTCCGTGTTGTAACAGAAGGCGGAACCCTCAAGAATTGCCGACGTGGTTGCCGCCCAAACTCTCTTGATGTTGAGCGGAAGATTTCCGTATGTCACTGCCATCATCCCTCTCCTTCAGGCTTCGGGGGCGTATACGTTTGTCCGACCCCTCGGTTGCTGGGGCCGCCAAGCATCCGCCCGTGCGGCCCCGGCCTGCTTACAAGACCTACGCGGTCTT